TCCTGCTCTGGCTTCTGCTCTTTCCGCTCATATCGGCCGCTTGCGTGTGGGTCTACTCCCGAGCAGGTGAGCCTGATTTGGGCACACTCAATCAAGGCTACGCGGCAGCTTACCTCATAGGCACGATCATCTTACTTACGATCCACTATGTTTGACTTTTCAATGCGAGCGACGCCTGCCCAAAAAGCGGCGCCTGGGAGTCTGTCCCTCGTTGGCCCCGGCCAAGCCCAGCGGCTCTTCGGGCTGCGCCTAGAGGAGATGTCGGCAGGCCAAGTGCGCCGTGCCTATCGGTCGATTGTGGCGACGCTGATCGACTTTCGGGCGCAAAAGTTCGCGCCGCAGATGCACGATGTCACGGTGGTGCGCCGACAGGAGCAGGGCGAGACTGAGCAGGTCGAGACAGGGCACCCATGGGTTGAGCTCCTCCAGAGCCCGAGTCCACAGATGCCTGCGACACTTTTCTATCAGACCTGCTTCAAGCTGATCGACAGCCAGGGGCATGTTGACATCGCGCCGATGTACTCTGAGCAGATGGGGCGCAACGTGCCCGAGGCGCTGCGGATCATATTCCCAGAGTTTGGAACGGTGATTCCGTCGTACGATGGCTCCGGGCAGGTCGACGCGTGGGAGTTTCAGCGCCGGAGCGGCGGGCGGGAAATCTTGCCGCCACGGTCGATAATCCGGATCAAAGAGCCACATCCCACCGCACCTTGGCGGACGGCAGGCAAGCTGGAGGCGGCCGCTTACGAGGTCGACGAGATGAGCGCGTACAACATCTTCGCCCGCGATAAGGCCCGGAGCAAGGGGCAGCCGGAGGTGGTCCTCGAAGACGACAGCAGCGAGAGCCCGCAGAAGATAAAAGAGCTCGGGCAGACGTTCAGCGAGATGTGGGACGTGAACACCGACATCGTGCCTGTGGCTGGGGGCGGCCTGTCTGTGGAGGTCACTGACGTGACGCCAGCGGAGATGGAGTTCCTGGAATCTCGTCGGTTCAATGTGGATCAGCTGCTCATGATGTTCGAGATTCCGAAAGGGATGCTGTCCTCCGAGGACAGTGCCACAGGCAAGGGGCGCTCGGAGGCGAAAGCGCAGTTTCAGGAGGATACAGTACAGCCCAAGATTGACACGACAGCCGAGCAGCTTGCCCACAACCTGCGTCGCATCTTTGATGCGGAGGACTCGGACCTTGATTTGGAGAGCCCAGACGTGGTAACGGTGCCTCCGGGCGAAAAGCTGGAGATGCATCTCCAGCGCATCAAGACGGGCACGCCGCCGAACCGCATTCTTCGAGAACGCGGGGAGGAGGAAGTGGACGGCGGCGACACGCCGATGATCGACGGGGCCCTGCAAAGCCTTCAGGCCGCCACGTCGGGTTTAGCGTAGCCTCTGGGGTTGCCACCCACCAGAGGCAACGCCAAGGCAACGCGAGCTCCGGAAGCGAGCCGCCAGGGCACTTGTCCGCCCAAGAGCGACAGGCCCGATTTGAGCGGATAGAGAACCTGCGGGAGGAGGTGATGCAGGACGGCCGTCGCATTGCGCGAGACCGCCTGTCTAGCATCTACCAAGGCGCGATAGATGCAGCTATTGGCAACATCACCGACCCGAATAACCCCGACCGGGGGGAGGCAGTGGCTGGCGCGACGATCTACTTCCGTAGGCTTGGGACAGCACCGTTTGAGGACTTGCTCCGCGATGTGGCGCAGGCGTCGGTCATCCCGATTGCAGAGACCGAGTTTGCCGAGCTATTTGAGCGGCGCGGCCTGCCCGGATACGCGACGCGGCAGGAAAGCGAGTGGGAGCAGTTCCTGCAAGAGTATCTGGACAGCCGACGTGATTTTTTTACTGGGCCAGTGCAGCAGACGACTCGTGCCCGCGTCATGTCGGTCGTCAATGACGTGATGACGGACGATGAATTTCGCCTTGCAGGCATCAACCGCATCGCTGATGAGATGAACGACCGCATCGCGGGCATCACCCGCAGCCGCGCGGAGGTGACGGCCCGGACGGAAGTGATCTCAGGGAGCAATCGGGCATCGCAGGTCGCGGCCGAGAGGTTCCAGTCCGAGCAGCAGGTGGGAATGGTGAAAGAGTGGATTTCGGCTCAAGACTCAAGGGTGCGCCCCACACACGTTGAGGCAGATGGCCAAATCGTACCACTGAAGTCTCCATTCCAAGTTGGAGGCCACCGGCTCCAGCATCCGGGGGATGTGAGTCTTGGGGCACCTGCTAAAGAGGTTGTCCAGTGCCGTTGTACGCAGGCCTCCCTGTTCCGTGAGGACGTTCCTGAATCAGATATTACGATGACATAGTATTGTGTAAGGTTGGAGGACTTCTCACTCTTCTCACAGATTGCCCAATCCGATGCTTGGAGACGATCCTCTCGACCGAAAGATCAACCGAAAATGGATTACCCGCGTATGGGTACTCCGGCACCCGTGCTATAATTATCAGCACGCCCCTTCAAGTGCTGATGCCGAGGATTACGCCCGGCGCCAATCGGAGCTCTCAAGCCGCGATTTCTCTCATCTCCTTAACTGACCGATGCTCGACGAATTTTCGCCTTTGCGTCTAGATCAAGACGACCGCGTGCGTGCCTTGAAGGACGAACTCAGGGAGAAGAAGGATGAGCTTGAAGACTTGAAGCAGTAGATTGACCGAACCAGAACTTAGCAATTTGCCATAACCCGCTGATAGCAATGAGTGATACTGAAAAGCCCTCATTTCCCCCATCAGAGGTGCAAAGATGGATGGTCGAAACTCTCAGAAAGTGTGGCTGGGAGGTAGGGGACAGGCCAATCTCTAATGACTGCACCAGCTATAGGATAAGCAAGGACGGCCTAGATGCCCCTGCCAACCAACTGTCTTTGCCGAGCCGTGCACATAACATACTTTCTGGACTGTACGGTTCTGGAAGATTGGGATTTTCCCCAACCGGCGAAGAAAATCTATCAGGCAAAAGCTACAAGGACGGTGAGCTCACAGTACGCGACCTTTTAGAAGACATCACTTCCCATGAAGGTGTATTCTTAGACACGAGAAATCTTGGGAGGGTAACTCTCACTGATATCAAAAAGGCAATTGCGGCAGCTGACAAATACAACTCATATTCCGCACAGCTTAGTGATGGGTAAGTCAGCCCCAACATACGACGCGGGGGAGCGCTTGCCGGACCTGACTGCTCAGGAGGTACGGGCCGTGACGCAGTGGGCGCGGCGCGCTAAGGCAGGACAGGAGGTCCGCTTGTGGCGAGATAGTGACGGGCGGCTATGTGCCCTGCCCATCGAGCACGGGGACCTAGAGAAGGCCTGAAACACTTGTCCTCGTACGGAAGTAAAGAACAGCAGACATTCAGTTGCTACCACAGGTAGCACGACGTTCTAGGCATTAGACTCTAGGCGGTTCTGGCTCGCGCCGGGACCGCCTTTTCTCATTTATACCCGATTTTGCGCCATCATGGACGGACGAGCTGATCCTGACGAGGTTGAGGTAGGCGACCGCGTTCGCTGGGAGGCGAGTGGCGGTACGGCCTACGGTGAGGTTGAGGAGGTCGCCATGAGCGGCACGATCAGCGCAGAGCCGGAGGGGCCGACCATGGAGGGAAGCGAAGATGACCTGGCATACGGCGTACGGGTGTACGACATAAATGCGGATGGGGAATGGGAGGAAACCGATGTGCTTACTGCTCATCGCGGCGGGGCGCTCACGATCATTGACGAGCTTCCAGAAAGCCGTGCTGATGCCGAAGACATGCTGGAGACACTCCGTGGCGTGGTGGAGAACATGCATCAAAATATCGGTCGCATGGAAGAGGTTTTGCGTGAGAATGGTGAGATGTCGGCCTGCGGCGATGAGGGGGGTAATGAAATGAGTTACTCACGTAAGACCGCTGGGACTGTCCACACCCGTTCTCAAGGCCAAACGCAGGAGCACCACGCTTCCATCCCGGTGCGCGTCCGCCAGACGGAGGAGGACCGGCAGAAAGGCACCGTGACCGTCGAGATCAACAACGACGACATCGACCGACACGGCACCGTGGTCATGCCGTCCGGCGCCCGGACCGAAAACTACGAGCGCAACCCCGTCGTCATGTGGCAGCACGGGAACGGTGTTCGGGGCAGCGTGCCCATCGGCCGCGCCGAGTCGATCCGCACCGAGGAGAGCGCCCTGTTTGCCCAGGTCCGATTTGACGAGGACGACGAGTTTGCTCGCGAGATTGAGCGAAAGGTAGAGGAGGGCTTTGTCAACGCCGCCTCGATTGGCTTCCGGCCGTTTGATCAGCGGAAGGACACCGTGGGCGGGGAGCAAGTCATGGTGGTAGACGAGTGGGAGCTGGTCGAGTTTAGCATGGTATCTGTGCCCTCCAACCCGACCGCTTTGGTCGAGAGCAGGGGCTACATCGAAACGATTGCCGAGCGCGTGGCGAATGTCGCCACAGAGAAGATCCGAGACGAACACGACACGCTTACCGAGCAAGAAGTGAAGGACATTTTGGACAGCGCATCCGCCTCACCGCCTGTCGGTGCTGAAGAGTCGAGAGACAGCGCAGTGCCTACAGCAAGCGGTGACGCAGGTGAAGAGTCCGGAAGCGAGGCGACCGAGCGGTTTTCGGCCGATGAGGCAAAACGCCTGATGGTCGGTGCCGCTGAAGATCACATTGATCGTTTAACCGGACGTAAATAGCCAATCAAACCAATGAGTGATTCTAAAGAGCAACCCACCGAAGCGGAGCCTGTGGCCGAGATGACGGAGGAGCAGATCCGTCAGTACGGCAAGGAGGTTGCCGAGCAGGTCCGCGAGCAGATGGAAGGCGAGGGCACCGAGGGCGAGAGCCCAACGGCCAACTTCATGCTCCTCTCCGACGAGCAGCGTGGCCTGCAGGGCGACGGAGCCGCCGACGGCGAGCCCGAGCTCGACTTCTCCCGCGAGTACGATGTGCGCCACGACGTAGAGGACCTGTCCATTGCTGAGGAGGACTTCATCGAAGAGGATGAGGAAAGCGGCGAAATCCGCGTGGGGATGCCCCGCGACATGCAGGGGTACACCGGCGCGTGCATCCAGACCTACAAACTTCTCTGCGCCCGCACGCGACGGGACTACCAAGAGGCGACCCGGATCGTGGATCGCATGGAGCAGGCGGGCATGTACGACGAGTACCGCCGACGGGCGGGCACGACCGACAGCGAGGGCGTTCCCTTCCTGCCGACGGCCGTTGCCGACCGGATTGATGCGATCCGCGAGGAGGTCGGCGTGGCTCGCGACAATGTGACGGTGTTCAACATCACCGAAGGAACGGTCAAGGTGCCGGGTGTACAGGGCGTTGTGGAAGTCGACGCGGTGAACGAGAACAGCGCCATTTCCGGCAAGTCCTTCACCACCCAAA